ACTAAACAAGTCTTATTAGAATATTTAGATGCGATGCCTGATGTAGCACATGGAATAGAGGAGGAGCTAAAACCGTTTATAGGGATAAAACAACACCACCCATTATTTGAGGAACTAGAACCTTACTTACCATATTTGAAAGCATACAAGAAACTAAAAGCAGTATCTCCAGTTAAGGAAGTAAACGAGGCAATAGCTACTTTGTTTTTAAAGTACATAGAGGAGTATAAAAACATTAAAATAAATCTAGGCTGCGGAGATTGTGTACATAGTTATTACAGAAGAATGATAGAGGGCTATAATAAGTTGGTCGACGAGTATGGAGGAGGAGAACGTATATAACTATTATTTAGAAGTCCAGGAGGATGGTAACCTTTATATGGTAACGGAGTATATAAATGGATACATTACACAATGGGCAGCGAATGCCACAATAGAAGTAAACGAGGAAATATATTTTATTAACTTATATGAAGATTAACTATGGAATGTAATTGCGGAAAAGAATTAGTTTGTGGGGGAGGCCACTCTTACGAAGATTATGGAGCAGAGGGGGATGGAATAGTTACTAATTATTCTTGTTTAAATGACGAATGTAATATGGAAGTTGTTTATACTTATGAGGCGATAACTTTAGAAGCAGATGAAGATTAAGCTACTCCAGTAACAAAAGCAAACTAATAGTTATATAAATAGCTACTATAATGAAGATTAAAAAGAAACACTATAAAGCCCTACAGTATGCCTCACTTATTCAGAGGTGGCGATACTTGCCCTATAACTTCATATTTGAAGTAGTACAAAATAGCGAGGTAAACGAACAGATGTTAAACAGAAATAGATTAGAGAGGAAATGATAAAAGATTTTGAAGCAATGGATTGGTCAAAAGAATACACATACAAAGATAGAAAGATAGAAAGATATACATTAGCCACGAGACTAAGAAGTATATCCTATGCTCTTTTTACGAGAGTGGAAAGGGAAGTTTTAAACTAGATAAAACAGAGTTCTATGGCTGAGGAGGAACTACTTAATAAACTCTACGAATGTCAGGAGATAATGGCAGAACTATTAAATAGTAGTAAAGACTATTTTTTAATATTAGAGATTCACGAGGTTTTAATTAAGTCGATAGAGGACAGCCTAGTAGATAAGCATGGCATAATATGATAGTGGATAAGTGGCAAAGTAAACTAAACTTAAAAGAGTGGAGATTTACAGTACAAGAGATCCTGCCTGAGCAAGTTGTTTATGACAATGACTGCCCAAAGAAAGATAGATACTTTATAGGAATAGAAATAGACCAAGAAAACAAGGTAGGCACTATCTACCATGATAGGGAATTAACGGAAGCAGATATAATACACGAACTATTACATGCTAAGTATCCTGGAAAAAATGAGGCTTGGATAAACAAGACAGAAAATTTAATATCAAAAGAAATATAATGAACATTGAAAAGGTAAAATTAAGTAAGGTTAAAAATAACCCAAACAATCCTAGACTAATAAAAGACGATAAGTTTAAAAAGCTAGTGAACTCAATTAAAGAGTTTCCAGAGATGCTTAAAATTAGACCTATTGTAGTCAACGAAGAAATGATTGTACTAGGTGGCAACATGAGATTAAAGGCTTGTAGAGCAGCAGGATTGAAAGAAGTGTTTATAATTAAAGCTAGTGAATTAACAGAGGAGCAACAGAGAGAGTTCATAATAAAAGATAATTCAGGGTTTGGAGAATGGAACGAAAAGGAGTTGCTAGCAGATTGGGATATTAAGAAGCTAAACGAATGGGGGTTGGATATTGAAAATAAGGATCCTGCAGATGGAGTTACTGCTGAGATAGAATTTAGCGAGTTTTTAATGGAGAAAAACAACTATGTAGTTCTATTTTTTGACAATGATATTGACTGGCTTCAAGCTCAAACTCATTTCGATTTAAAAACTGTTTCAGCAAAAAGGGCAAATGGCAAAGAATGGAGCAAGGGCATAGGCAGAGTTATTCAAGGTGCAAAATATTTAGATAATTTAAACAGCAATGGCTAAAGTAAGGGAGCGAATATATTTAACAAAAGATAAGTTAAAGGAAATTGAGATAGACATCCTAAATAGGCGGCATATCGAAAGGTATGCAATGATAAGACAATGGCTATGGGGAAATGTAATTGACGTAAGTTGCGGCTGTGGCTATGGAACTTATTTAGTTTCTAACAATCCAGACATAACAGGAATTATCGGAATAGACATAAGCGAAGAAGCTATAGAGTGGGCAAATAATAATTTCATAACTGATAACTGTTTATTTTTAAAACAAAAAATAGAAGATTTTGATGTAAAAGCAGATGTATTGTTAAGCATAGAAACTATAGAGCATTTAGAAGATCCGCATATATTGAATGAGTTAGCAGAAAGAACACAAGTGAGTGAGGTGTTTATTAGTTACCCTAGTAAGAAAACTACTCATTACAATAAACATCATTACAGAGATTTTATAGACGATGAAATAATAAGAATATTTACTAACTTTAAACTTGTGGATGCTATAGATTTACATAGAGAGGTTAGAATTTTAAAATTACAAAGATATGTTTCAAGTATTTAGCGCAAGTTACAAGAGAGCTGATATAGCTAGAACCCACAAGTATATGCCTTATATTACTTATGTAGTAATGGAAAGCGAAGCAGATAAGTACAGAGAGATACACGACAAGGTTATAGCTATCCCAGATAATGTACAAGGGAATTTAGCTAGAGTTTGGAACTATATTTTAGATATAGCTACAGAACCAAACGTAATAACGGTAGATGACGACATAAAATTCTTTGGCAGATGGAATGGAAATGTACAAAAGAAATTAGATAGCGGAGAAGTTATTGACATGATAATGGAGGGCATACAATTAGCAGAAGATTTAGATATACATTATTGGGGTTTAAATTGTCTAGCAGACAAAGGAGCATTTAGAGAGTATACACCGTTTGGCACTTGTCAATATATTGGAGGGCCTTTTCAAGGGCATAGAATGAATACATTAAGATATGACGAAGACATCTATTTAAAAGAAGATTATGACATGACTCTACAAATATTGAATAGAGATAGAAAAAACTTAAGAATGAATATGTACCACTATGTATGTGAACAAGCAACTATAAAAGGAGGATGTGCAGAATATAGAAATGTTGACAGAGAAATGAAGCAGAATTTATTATTTCAAAAAAAATGGGGTAGCAAAATTGTATGATTTGACACAACTAATAAGAGTGGAAAACAAAAGAAATTTGATATTAACCCAATAATAAAAGTACCGATTGGAGGAGTATAAACTAAAACTAAAACAGATGGCGAAAGAAGATAATTTAATACCTTTTAAAAAAGGAGAAAGCGGAAACCCAAAGGGTAGACCAAAAAAGTGGGTTAGCACATTAACTGATTCAGGATATAAAATGTCAGAGGTTAGGGATTGCATCCTGGTAATGATGGCAATGAATATGGATGAACTTAAAGATGCTTTTGAAAACCCTAACGCAACAGCACTAGAAAAGACTGTAGCAGGAGCAATCAGGAAAAGCATAACCAAAGGATCCTTATACTCAATGGAAACATTAATGGACAGAGTATTCGGAAAGCCAAAGGAGACAGTAGACAGTCATATTGAAATAAAAGATACAACGCACACGACTGAGTGGGGAACATAAAACTATATAAGCCACATCCTAAACAAAGGGAGATACACGAAGCCTTAGAAACAGACATAAAGTATTGCATTGTTTCAATAGGCAGACAATTCGGCAAGACATTATTTGCAGAGAACCAAGCTGCCAAATGGGGGTTAGAAAACAAGAACTGGAAAATAGGATGGATATCTCCAACTTATAAACAAGCTAAAAAAGTATTCAAAGAGATTACGAAGGCTTTAGCCAACTGTATTTACGTAATAGGTATGAACAGAGGCGACCTAGTTATTGAGTTTAACAATGGCTCTGTAATACAGTTCTATTCAGCAGAAGCATACGATAGTATAAGAGGGGAAACCTTTGATGCTTTAATTTGTGACGAGTTCGCATTCTTTAAACCCGAAGCATGGAACGAGGTGCTAAAAGCTACTGTCCTGGTAAGAGGTAAAAAGGTTTTGATACTATCAACGCCAAAAGGAAAGAACCAATTTTATAACTTATGGAATTTAGCACAACACAATAAAAACTATATTGCTTTTAAAGGGAGTAGTTACGATAACCCACTTATCGACCCTGAGGAAATAAGAGAAGCAGAAAGGAATTTACCCGACCATGTATTTAAACAAGAGTATTTAGCAGAGTTCCTGGACAATGGAAGTAGTGTATTCAGAAATATAAAAGAGTGCATTAGAAGGTCTAATAATACGTCTAGCCTTTATGCAGGGATTGACTTAGGGCGTTCAGACGATTATACAGTTTTAACAATAGTCGATAGTAACAATATAGAGGTTTATTCCGAAAGGTGGCGGCACATGGATTGGAGTGCTATTATTAATAACATTGTAGTCCAGTTAAATAAGTACAGACCTAATACCTTAGTAGAAAGTAATGGCGCACAGGATGCTATCTTTGAGCAGATACGCAATAAGGTAGCCTATAACAAGAACTCAATACAACCATTTGTTACTACATCCAAAAGCAAACAGAATATAGTAGAGGACTTAATAGTAAAGTTTGAGTCTATGGACATAGGTATAATAGGGCATGATTGGCAGATTAATGAATTAGAAGTATTTACTTATGAGTACAACCTAAAGACTAGGGCTATAAAGTATTCTGCTCCTGTAGGCTTACACGACGATTACGTAATGTCAAGAGCTATAACTAACCACGCTTTAAAAACTATGAAAGCATCAGGTAAGTATTTTGTATATTAATTATACAACTATTAAATAATTTTACAATAGACAATATGAGAATACCAAAGAGCCTAAAGGAGGTACTTGTAAAAGATTATATACAAATAAACAAAATTCGTAACGCAGAATACGATAACCCATTTACTAGGACTATAGACCTATTGTGTATTTTCAATGACAGAAAGGATGTTTTAAAACAGAAACCTTCTGAACTGATTATAGACCTTTCGCATTTATTAGTAGAGCCTAGCAGGATCCTAAAGCAGTATTTTACTATCAACGGTAAACGCTACGGAATAGTAAACCATATTAACGATTTAGAAGCAGGGCAGTATATGTCTTTTACTACTTATCTAAAAGGGTTTGCCGACAATCCAAATGTACACATAGAGCAGATGCCTGATATATTAGCTAGTGTTATCTTTCCAGTCGATAAGAATAATAAGGTAATGGCAATAGAGCCTAGCTACTTTCGCAACCTAGCAGATGACATACGTAATACAATGTCGATAGAAGATGCTTACCCGATAGCTGTTTTTTTTTGCAATCTATCTCAGAGCTTAACAGCTTGTACTCAGGACTATTTGAACAAGAAATTGGAGAAGATGACGACAGAGAGCAAGAACGCAATATTGGAGGTAGTGAAGGATTTGGAGAACGGTGGGGTTGGATTGCCACACTCGATAACCTCTGCAATGGAGACTTTACAAAAAGACCTTATTACGAAAAAATGAACGTGATTGAATTTCTAAACATTTGCTCTTATGTTAAGGAGAAGCAGAAAGCGGAGGCGAGTCAAAGAAGGATACAGGAACTACAAAGAAGATGAACGAAACAATAGTAACTAAACATAGCTCAATATCTCAGGTCCTGGAGGACTTTGGGAATGAGGTACTAGGGAAGTTAAAAAATAACCTAGAAAAAGATAGGGCTATTGCTACAGGTGCATTGTATCAAAAGATGAACTTTTCTGCTACGATAATGGGCAGCACTTTTCACTTTGTGTTAGACATGGGCGTTGACTATTGGAAGGCAGTAGATGAAGGTAGAGGGCCTACTAAAAAAGCAGGAGGAGATTTATACGGAGCTATATTAAAGTATACGGAGCTATATTAAAGTGGGTTAATGTTAAAGCTACTTTTGGAGGTTTCCAGAATGTACAAAATATTTCAGATAAAGCAGTACAGAGAGGTTTGGCTTATGTAATAGCTAGGAAGATACATAAAAAAGGAACTAAAGGGAATATGTTTTATTCTAATGTAATAACAGACCAAAGAATGGCTAAACTTAAAAAGGACTTATCAGATGCAGCAGCAGGAGATATGAAAACAGTAATAACAGACAGTTTTAAAAAACTTAAATAATGGCAATAGTAATAAATGCAACCCCTAAGGACTTTGCTCCTATTTACAATAAAATGGAGTATCTTATTACATCCGATAATACAGCACAGCCTAACTTTGCACACTTAGTAGACATCTATATAAATGGCTCAGTAACTAAAACTGTAAGACTAAGGATCCCAGTTAGACCATCCGACGATAAGGGAAAGGTAGATATCCACAGAGTGCTAGAGTCGGCTTTAACTAGTAATGTAGGAAACCCAAGCCCTACAGCAGACGAAGGAACTTATAACGCTCCTAATAGCTCACTAACTTATATAGTTAAATTTGGCGAGGAGTACGGAACTACAGTAGTACAATATCCTGACCTTACAGTAGACTCAACTAGAAAGGCTTTTAATGCATCTTTAGAGAAGCG